TCGGCGGGGATGGATGCGTATGAGGTCGCGCTGTATCAGAGCATCTATACCATCTGTTTGCGGCGCGAGCCTGAAATCGAGAACTGGATGAAAGCGAACGCGCCGTGGACAAACCGCACAGGGAACGCGCGCCAGACGCTGCATGTCGAGGTGATGGCAACAATACACCAAATCACAACTGAGCTGGCGCACGGTATGTATTATGGCATCTACCTGGAACGCAAAAATGCTGGACGGTATGCCATCGTAACACCCGCCGTGGACCACTGGACGCCAATCTTAATGGCAGATGTGCAGGCACTACTCGGGTGAATGTAGAGTCGGTTGTGATCGCGGCGCTTGAGGCGGACGCCGGTGTGGGCGGGGTTGTCACACTGCTCACGGGCGGCGTGTACTCGTTTGTGGAAACGGGGCGCCTCGGCATCAGCCGCACCAGCACGCCCGGCGCGTTTGACGCAGACGGGCTGCTCAAGCCATGCGCGGTTGTGAAGGCGCGCGGGGCGGCGCCGGACGGCGGGGCAGATGATGACGGCGCGCAAGTGGCAAGCTACCGGCAGGTGGTCGAGGTGTGGCTGTACGCCGACGGCGACGCCGCGCAGACCACCATCGAGGCCGCGCAGAAGCGTGCATTTACCGTGCTGCACGGCAAGATGATCGGCAGTGATAAGGTGATCGCGCATTGGGCCGGAAACTATTTCGGCGGAGAACGCGATGCCAGTCTTGACTTTGCGTTGGTGCTCCGCTGCGATTACGCAGTGCGGGCGATGATATAGGAGTAGTCCGAATGACAATCAATGCGTATCGGTTCGGGCTGAACGACTGCAAGGTGGCTGTGTGGAATGCGGCAGAAAGCTATGGCACGGCGGTTGATGTCGAATCGATCCAGCTGATGGGCGTCGAGTTTAACACCGAGTCCGGCCAACTGGAGGGGGACGACATCATCACCGACGCCCACGCCAAGACCCAAAGCGTTACCGTGCGGATTCGGTTCGGCTTCAAAGACCTGGATGTGATTGAGGTGCTGACGGGCGTGACGAACACCGAGAGCGCCCCCAACTCGGAGAGCATGATCTTCGCGCGCGACAACATGCCCTACTTTGCGATCTGCGGGCGCGTGGACAGCACCGAAGGCGGCGGCGACATGCACATCTTTATCCCGAAGTGCAAGCTCATGGAGGGCTTTGGGCTATCGATGGAGAAGGGCCGCTACATCACGCCAGAAATCACGGCGATGGCCGTTTACGAGGGCACTACGTATGGCATGGCGAAGGTGATTGCGCACGCAACCGCCGCTGCCGTGACCATCCCGCCCGCCTAAGAGGATAGGCCAATGGCTGACGAGTTGATGATCACGCCTGCGGCGGAATGGAACCGGAATCGGGAAGGCGTTGTAACGCGCCTTCCCTCCGGGCGGGTTGCCCGGATTCGTCCGTTTTCCTTTTCGCTGCTGGTTACGCTGGGGCGCATTCCAGACGGGATGGTAACGCTTGTGGCAGACATTATGAAAGGGGAGCGGAACGATATGCCCGCCGCCGAATCACTGTCTGATCTGCAAGATCGCCTCAAGTGCATGGACTATGCGGGGATGACGGCGTTTGTGGAGCCGCGCGTCGTAGACACAGACCCCGTTCCGGACGGGTGCGTACACGTGGACGCGCTGGAACAGAACGATAAGGAGGCCGTTTTCGCGCTGCTCAATGCGCCGCTGCGCGAATTGGAGCGGTTTCGTGACCAACAAGGCGGCAATGTGGATTCTGTGGGCGCTGCAGAAGGATACGATGCGCCCGGCGAGCCAGCTTCTGAACCTGACGGCGTGGGTGAGGCGTGAGTTTGGCGACTGGCGCGATGGCTGGTGGGAATGCTACCAGTTTGACCGCGCCGTGTCGTGGTTGGGGCGCTATGTGGAAAACAAGATGAGCGAACTCAATCGCGACGGAGAGCCAATGCACACATTGGAAGACTTGCTGGCAGAATCCGACACAACCATGAATTCGCGCGAGGGACTGGCCTGGCTGGCAGCGCAATTCGGAGTTATCCGAAGGTAAACTGGCATATGGGCATGGGAGATTTTACGGACCCCGGTGGCATGACCGGAGGCCTGCTTGCGGGGGGGGCACTCGCCAACATGGCGGTGGGGCGGATTGTTATTGACACCGCCTCTATTGCCGCCTCGCGCACCGTTGTGGTCCGTGAAGCCAAGCTCATGGGCGACGAGTTGCGGCGGGTGGGAGATCGGACCGACCAGGGCGTAACACAAGCGACCGGAGCACTCCGCCGCCTGGAAACGAGCATCGAGCGGGCACAGGGACGCGCATCCCTTTTTGTGGCCGCACTTGTTACAGGCGGCGTCGCGGCGGCGCAGAGCGTCAAAGGCCTGGAACTGCGTATGACGGCGCTGTCCGGGAGTGAGCAGCAAGCCGCCGAGCATATGGAAACGCTTCGCAAACAGGCGGACGCCGCCGGGCAGCCGTTTCTATCTCTGGTTGAGGGCGCGACGGGGCTGCTTCCCGCGCTGCGCGGCACAAATGCCGATTTGGGGCAGACGGTCATGCTGGCGCAGCGGCTCGCAATGATGGACCCGGCGCAAGGTGTCGCGGGCGCCTCATTCGCGATTCGCGAGTTTTTAAATGGGGAATATATCAGCCTGCCCCGCCGCCTGGAACTGGATCGCTCGCGGCTGCGCGAAATTCTGGCTGAAGCGGATGGAGACGCGGCTAAAGCTATTGAAGGGTTAAGCCGCTACATAGATGAGATCGGCATCTCCGAGCGGCAGCTGACAGAGATGGGCAAGGAGGGCGCATATGCCTTCCAGGTTTTGCGCGACGAGGGGCGGCAAACGCTCGCACTGGTGTTCACGCCTTTTTTGAATGACGTACTGATTCCCATCACGAAGGTGTTTAACACTATCCTAAAGCAGGCGCGCGAACTAGACCCGGCGCTTACGATGGTGGTTGGTATCTCGACAGGGCTGTTCGGCACGGCGGCAGTCGCCAGTCGCGGGCTACCCATTTTTGGGGCAATTCCGGGCGGCGGGGCGATTGCTAAGGGCGCGGTTGGGGGAGGGGCGCTATATGCAGGCTCGCAACTGGGCCTTGGTGCGGCGCGACTTGCTGGCAACCTCGGTGTTCCTGGCTTTGGGGCGTTTGAGGGAACGTCACAAGCTGAAGCGCAAGCTACCATTGTAAATACCGTTAAGCAGATCGGCGTAATCTTGCTGTCCGGGTTTTCGAGTATAGCAAATCTTGTCATTTCCGCAGGCCTCACGCTCAGTAATGCTTTTAATGTTGTGGTTTCAGCCGTCAAAATTGGCGGGGCGGTTTTGGGAAACGGCCTCGCCGATGTTGTTGAGACGCTCGCTAATGGAGGAAAGGCCCTTGCGGGTGTATTTGCCGATATTTTGGAAAATTTTGAGACGATTGACTTTAACTTTGGAACAATCGATCTTGGGGAGAGAGACTTAGGTTTTCTGGGGAAAATAGATTATGGGGAATTGGACCTTAATTTTGGCAGCGTCGAAACGGGCATACGTGGCACAGTAGACGCGCTCAGGAGCTATGAAAATAGCGCAACCACGTTTGATGACGCCCTGCGCACGTCAGACAGCACGATGCAGGACCTGATCGACACTGTTAATCGCGGCGTTGAGCTAACCGAAGAACAGGAACAGGTCTACCAACGGGCCTCTGATCGTCTCGATGGATTAGTGATAGAGTTCGGGCGGTGGACAGGCGCGATTGATGAGGGAACACGCCAGCTCTCAGCGTTTGAGTCTCAATTTTTCCGCACGATGGTCGAGGGGCTGCAAAAAGCTGTTGGCGCCATTAAGCCCGCCCAGCCGTACATTAAAGTCACGGATGAACTACTCGACGAGTGGGCTACATTCCAGGGCGATTTGGCAGATATAGACCGCCAAGAGAAAGAAGATTTGCGCGAGGAAGATCGCCGCTACCGCGCAGATACGCTTAAAGAGACGGCGCAATATAACGAAGACATAGCGAAACAAACGGAACGCTACAACGAGCAAGTGGCGGGCGTCGAGAGAGACTACGCCCAGTCGCGTGCCCGCGCCCTCGAAGACAACCAGCGGCGCACAGCGGAAATTGGCGCAGACCTGGCCGCGCGCACAACCGAACAGGAGATTGCGCACCGCGAGCGCACCGCCGAACTGATTGATCAGTACAACAGCCGCCGCGAAGACATGGAAGCTGATTATCAGGAGCGGATGGCACAGATTCAACGCAGCGCGCGGCGGGACATGCTGAATGCGGCGATGCGTTTAGACGCCAGCGGCGTTTTTGCGGCCCAACAGCGTCTCAAGGACCAACAAACGGACGAGCAGCGGGCATATCAACGGCGGCTCAGTGATCTGGACAAATGGCTAAGCGAGGCGCAAGAGAAGGAAAACGAAGCGCACGCCAAGAGCATCGAGGAAGCGCAGCGCAATGCGGAGAAACAGCTAGATGATTTGCGTGTCCGCTACGAACGCGAGGAACAATTAGCGAAAGAAAACCAACAAGCGCGGCTTGCCGAATTGCGCCAGCAATATAATCGCGAGCAGTCGGAGACGCGCGACCAGTTTAATCGAGAAATGGCACAACTGCGCACACAACATCTACTGCGCATGAATGAGATCGCGCGCAATGCACACGAAGAACGACAGGCGGTTGAGACGGCGTTTATCAGTACCTTCAACCAGCTTCAAGCCGAGGCGGGCGCACACCAAAGCGCGATGATCAACATCCAGCAGGCGGGACAGGCGCAAATGGAGGCCGATCTGCGCAATTGGTGGGAACGCATGAGGGGTGTGGTGAGCACGTCTACACAGGCGCCGATTGTGTCGTCTCCAAACACATATGTCCCGCCCGGCGGTCGCTACATTAATCCGTATCAAACGGGCGGCGCTGTTGTCAAAACGGGGATCGGGCGCGTGGAGGCGGGTGAATACATTTTGCGCCCCGATGTGGCGCGCGCGGTGGATCGGATGCTTGGCGGAAACATGACGCAAGGCGCGCTGCTGTCATCGCTGTCGGGACGGGCGTCGCGCGGAGATGTGCAGATTAATGGGTTTACAGTACCCATTACGATTGAAACAAACACGAGCGCGCGCGATGCGGCGCGGTATGCGGGACAAGAAGTGGAGCGGAAAGTCTACGAAGTGCTGGCGGAATTGATCTCGTGAGCGTTTATCAGTACGCGCCTGGACACAACAACGCGGAGGGATTGGTGGCGCTTGATCCGCAGCCGATGTCGCCGGGTCTGCTGTATCCGCTCCGCATATACGCGGCGAGCGGGGAGGTCTATGACCACGGCTCCGCATATACCATCTGGCGCTATAACTTCCTGACGCCCGCGCAATATGCTGCGCTGTTGTCGGCGCTTGGCTTGGCCTCAGCGGTCACGGCGCCGATTACTGCGACAACCATCACCGACGCGGCGCGCACCACATGGGCGAACTATAACGCGCGCATTGTGCGCCCTGCGCACGGCACGCAGGCGCAATTTCGGCGCGGCTTCTGGCGCGACGTAGAGTTCGTGCTCCGCGAATTGGAGGCGCTGACGTGACCACTGCCATCGCCTACCGCTTGCTGCTTGTGCAGCCCAACGTTGTTTTTGAGGCGCGTGTTAACCAGGCGGTCATCCCCGCAGACGCTGCTAGCGTTCCCTACGACACCGTGACCACGGGGAGCTATTCGGACATTCGCGTAGGGATGATGGCGCTGTTCGGCTCCACGGCGGGCGCATCCGATCTCGGACGCGCGCACGTCCGCCGCGAGCCGACGGCGGACACATTGTACATTGGCTGGGCGTCGCGCGGCAAGGGCGAGGGTGAAGTCTATCTACAGGACAACGCCTATATCACTGTTATTGACTTGTACAAACCCTGGACGCGCAACCCGCGTATCGACGAAAACGGGGAACAGTTTATCGATTACGATGGACAGTTTTCCACCTATATGCACCAACCCCCCATCGTCAACCTGGACTGCCCACTGGCCGTGCAGCGCGATCTCGACCCGGACACGGGGCTAGCGACGTTTGAGTTTAACGCCATCCATACCTATATGACCGACCCTGACGCGGCGGCAATGTACCATCTGTTCTCATGGCGCTACCCCGCTGGCGC